GAAACAACCCAATGATTCAAATAATTAATTATCCTTATCATGAACCTCTTTAATTGTAACTGTTGGAGTATCTTTTAATAATTCTTCTTTCTTTTGTTTCCAAACATCTTGATATTTGTAAAAGGGTACATTTGTATACATATGATGAATATTATGATAACAATGATTTTGCATTAGAACTCTTGTAAACCAACTAAAATCATCTTCTTTTAATACACCACTTATTTTATGAGTAGTTTTAACTAGACTACTACGATCTGTAATATCACGCTCAGGTAATTTATGGTGGTTATAGTAATCTAAAAAATAAGAAGACATAAATAGTGATATTCTCAAAGGTATCCAATATTTTAATATATATTGAAATCCATAACCATTATAACATAACATAATAATTGATCCAATAAATAATAATTGTGTCATTATCATCTCTATAATTTCATTAATAGGTCGTTCATGAATATGTTTAATATAAAAACAATTATAATTATAATCTAAAAACCACCCATATTTTATAATATCTGTGAAGTTTTCATAAAATAAATCAGGATCAGTTTCCTGATTGGTATGTTTATGGTGATATAAATGAATAAATTTCCAGGCTGGATAAGATGTAGAATAAATTATTGAACTACCCCTGCCAACAATATCATTTAAATATCTATGCTTACCTGATGCAATTAAATTATGAGCACTTTCGTGAAAAGGTGTGAAATTGATATATAGTGATAAGGTAGCAAGTCCCAGATAAATTGGATAATTAATTATTGAAATGGTTACTCCAAATATAAGGTAAAGGAAAAAAATAGCGTTAAATAGAAATATATTAAATGTAATATAATGTATTTCTGACATATATATATTAAAATTATAATTTTTTTAAATATGGATTTAAATTCCATAATACGCAAGGGTAGAAATACTAAACTGTGAAATAATATCATAAATTGGAGAATTGTTTTGGTAATGTAATTTTACATTATTATATTCTGTAATAGGAATATTAGGGACTTTTTTCAAAATATTATTTATCAGATCAATACTATTAGGATGTTTAGTATATAACTTATGTGCTGCTATAATGGCATCTACATAATCGGTATGTTGACAATGGCTCATATCCATTACCTTTTTAATAATAGCTTTACTATTTGTCATATTTCCAAGAGGAACTATATTATTAAATATAATAGGCAAATGATGTGACATTATTTATATGATTATATATCCAAATAATAATAAATATAATCAATTTTTAATATGCTTAAAACTGTGACAATATATTACATTATATGAACACACTAGAAGAACACGATATTACAATTAATGAGGAGATTACTGCTGTAAGTAAGTTTGAAGATATGGGTTTATCAGAAGAAATGCTAAATGGTCTATATTCATTTGGTTTTGAAAAACCATCACTGATTCAACAGAAAGCTATCTGTCCAATTATATCTGGACGTGATATTATTGCCCAATCACAGTCTGGTACAGGTAAAACAGCTACTTTCCTTATTGGTATTTTACATAAAATTGACCCAAGTGTCAAAAAATTACAATCTATTATTTTAGCACCAACACGAGAACTTGCCAATCAAATTTCTAATGTAGCTGTGCAAATTTCTAAATACATGAATATTAATATTAAAACAGTAATTGGTGGAGTAAAAAGAAGTAAATACTCATATGATTATGCTGATGTAAATCATATTATTATTGGTACCCCTGGTCGAATTAGTGATTCGCTTAATAGAGGAACTATTAATGTAAGTGACCTTAAAATTATGGTACTCGACGAGGCAGACGAGATGCTTTCCCATGGTTTCCGAGACCAACTAATTAATATTCTAAAATATATTCCAACAGAATCTCAAATTGGTCTATTTAGTGCAACAATTCCACCTGATATGATGAAGATTACTAATAAGTTTATGAATAATCCATTACAAATTCTGGTTAAGAAAAATGATGTAACCTTAGATGGTATTAAACAGTATTATGTTGCTATTGAAAATGAACAAGAAAAGTTTGAATGTATTTGTGCACTATATAGTACTATTAATATCACACAGTCAATTATTTATGCAAATTATAAGAAAACAGTAGAATGGCTTACTAAAAATATGCAAGATAAAGATTTCCCAGTAGATTGTATTTGTGGTGGAATGAGCACAGAGGAACGCTCTGATATTATGAAACGATTTCGTTCAGGAGATATTCGTGTTTTAATTTCAACTGATCTTCTATCACGTGGAATTGATGTACAGCAGATTTCATTAGTAGTAAATTATGATATTCCATTTGAAAAGGAGACATATGTTCATCGTATTGGGCGAAGTGGTCGATATGGGCGTAAAGGTGTAGCTATTAATCTAGTTAATCAGAAAGATTTTCAGCGATTCAAAACTATTCAGGAAACATATGAAACCGTAATTGAGGAACTACCCGAAGATATTGCTAGTTTAATTTAAATTAATAAATATTATATGTATACTATTATATATTATGGAATACGTTGTTGTTGCTTCTATTATATCGTTAGGATATTTATTAAGTACAAAAAAAATACATACTAGAAATGTTGTTAATAATGGGGAAATAACAGTTAATAAATTACCCAATCAGAATAATCAAACTCAAATAATTGAAAGAGACCTTCATACAAAGATGACCTCAAATTATAAAAAGGTATTTGATAATTATGATACCAGTACAGTTAAAAATAAAAATAATATTATAATGCCAGGTCCACCAAAAGCATTTGGTATTGCAGAAACATCTAGATTTAATCAAGTAAATACTAGCACTGTTCCAATTGAAGCAAATCAATTTGAAACAAATAATTTAATTAATGAAGTTAATAAACGAGCTGAAATACCAAAGTTTGAAATATTTAATAAACCTGCTGATGGATCTGAAACCGGTGGATTTGGTGGAATATCATTAACTGGTGAGCCAATTCTTAGAGAAAATTTTAAACATAATAATATGGTACCTTTCTTTGGAAGTACTGTTAAACAAAATGTAGATGGTGGAATGTCAAGAACTAAATTTGAAAACTTTACCGGTTCACAGGAACATTATAGAAATAAAAAAGAAGTTAGAAATATGGGGGATATAGGAACGAATAATTCATCGCAACCATATGGGTCACAGTCATCCACTGATTTCAGACAAGATCGTATGAATATTTCATTAAGACGAAATAATGTTGCCCCAATTGAAAAAATTAATGTAGGTCCAGGTTTAAATAAAGGTTATACTTCACAACCAACTGGTGGATTTCAACAAGCTGAAACAAGAGATTATGTATTGCCTAAAACCACAGATGAAACAAGAATTAATAATAATCCAAAAGTCAGTTATAGTGGTAGAATTATATCAGGTAAAAGAATTTCAGTACCTGGTAAAATTGGGGTTGTATCTAAGAACTTACCTGACTCGTATTATATCAATAATCCAGATCGTTATTTTACAACAACTGGTGCTGTATTAGGTCCAACTGTTAGATCTAATATATTAGTCAAGCCAACTAATCGCAAGAAAACAAATAAATATCATGTTGGTCCAGCAACTAATGTACAAGGTTCTAGATCAAAGAAACGTGATATTAAATACAAAAAAGATACAAAACAGACAATGTCTGGGTTTGGATGGAGAAATCTTGAAGAAGCTGGTAGATGGATTGCTGAGAAGTTCGATTATGGTAAAGATACTACAAATATGAAACATACTGTACGATCAGATTTAGCAGATAAAAATAGATTAGGAAATGCAGGTGGTGCAACTAAAAGTACACTACATAATAAGAATCTTCGACAAACAAGAAAAACAAATTGCATTGGTAATCCACGTCCAACCGGGAATGTTGAGAAATCAGATTACCGTGGATATGTCAAAGATCCAACTGATGTAGCACGAACAACAATGAAAGAAACATTAATTGATAATGACAGATATGGTGTTGTTGCACCAGGTAAAAATAAGAAGACTGCTTATCAGAATGTTAAACATCACGCATCTGAAACACATCGTGAAACAACATCTATTAATTATACAGGCAATGCACATGGAAGTAATGCTGAGGAATCACGTGAAGCAATGTCTAATAGTTCAGTTAAGAGTTCACGTGACATAGTCTCACGTGGTAGAAAACCAACAAATAGTGGAGTAAAGAAAGCCGTCGGCGGTGATAAAATCAAAATGACCACAAAGAAGTTAGGTGATCTTAAAAATAAGAGTATTAATAAAAGAGGAATGATGTCGACCAAGACATATAATTCATTACCACAAACAGAAGCGTGTGGTACAACAAAAGGAAAGAATACATTACCGAATGGTCCATTACAACAAAGATTAGATCCATCTATGTTAGATGCATTAAAAAATAATCCTTATAATCGTTCAATTTAAATATTTATAAAAATATATTAATATATATTTTTATAAATAAATTAATTATTAACCGGTATTTAAAATGTTCAAAGATGTTAAAAAGAATCACAATATGAGTTTAATAATATATTAAGACTATTAGAAGTATCTAATGTATTCTGTATCTAACATATTTTCTTTATGAACGGTTTGGAAAAAACCATAGACTAATAAAAATATCACTTTTAACAGAAACTTCTATTTATACTTATATTAGAGTATTTTTGTTAGGTAATTTTTTATTACATCATTTGACTGATATAAATCAAGGTATGTCAATACAATTTTTCATATTATATGGATTAAGCTGTTGTTGGAGTTGTAATTTATGTATTCAATTATGAAAAAATGAAAATAATTAAAATTAAAGCATAAATCATAAACCACCAAATAGAAAATTTGGTGAATTTAAATTCAGATGATAATTTATTTACTGTATTATTAATTTTATTAAAATTATTGTTATTGTTATTATTATTGTTATTGTTATTGTTATTATTGTTATTATTTTTATTATTTTTATTATTTTTATTATTTTTCTTATTATTTAGATTATTTAGATTATTTAGATTATTTAGACTATTCAAATTAAATGTATTATTTGAAGACATATATATTATAATTAATATTTAATATTGCGTTTTTAAATTATAATATTTATCTATTAAATATTTTAAATAGAATGAATATTAATATGGCTATATTGGTAGATGCTAAAAAAGAATACACAATACAATTGAAAAATATGTTAAAACCCTCAATATATAAGTATTTTGATAATATAATTAATAATCTTAGAGGTAAAGATATACTCAAAAAATTTCAAGAACAATTAATAGAAGTTCCATCGTGGAGTAACAGTATTCTAGAAAAAAGAACATCTGATATTGCAGAAAACTATGACGTTGAATTAATAGATGAGTTATTGACTGCTATATTTATAAGTAATGTTCGTATATTGACTGCTATTAAAACTCAAAATGTATCAGATGATATTAACATTAAAATACCAGAATTAAGTAATTTTATTCATAAATGTTATCATGAATCTGCAAAAGAAATATACAAAAATCCATATATATTTTTGAAAAATAATCTAAGCAGTAGAAAAATACAAGAAAATATGAGAATTACTTTAGATCTAATTGATATGTCAATAGATAATGCAATTAGATTATTATTACCTTTAAAACAAATCTTAAATACATATGTGAATAACTCATTAGATATTATTGATAGCGATGAGGAAGAAGAGAATGACATTGATGATGAAGACCCTATTGTAGAAGAGAATGACATTGTAGAAGAGAATGGTGTTGATGATGAAGACCCTATTGTAGAAGAGAATGACAAGGTAGAAGAGACTGACTTTGTAGAAGAGAATGACCTTGTAGAAGAGAATGACCTTGTAGAAGAGAGTGACGTTGTAGAAGAGAATGATGTTGTAGAAGAGAATGACGTTGTAGAAGAGAATGATAATGAAGAACCTATTGTTGAAGAGAATGATATTGTAGAAGAGAATGACCTTGTAGAAGATAATGACATTGTGGAAGAGAATGACGTTGATGATGATGAACCTATTGTAGAAGAGAATGATATTGTAGAAGAGAATGATGTTGTAGAAGAGAATGACGCATTTGAAAAAAACATAGTTATTAATGAAGAGATCGTTAATGATGACGAAACACCAACCACTAGTTCAGAGAGATATGTAAATACAATTGTACATACTGATACGATGAGTGATATTTTTAATATAGTCAAAGAGGAGAAAAAGAAACTAAATAAGAATAAAAATAAATTAAAAAGAGGTATATTTTATAAACGGACAAAGAAAACTAATAAAGATGAACATTCCTTCTTTTAAGTTAAAAAGTAAATTTAATATATATTATTATAATTTATATAAAAGATGGAAAAAATTATTATTAGTATTATTATTTCATCATTAATTACATTTATAATGTATTTAGATTCAATTGCTGCTAATTACAATAGAACAAAATCATACTTCGTAAAATTATTTATATTTTCATTCATAGTATGCTTTGGAGTAAATTATTTTATTAAAAAAGGTAATCTTATTAAAAAAAGTAAATTGTTAGGCGGTGGGGAAGTTATGACAGGACTTCCAACTTTTTAATTGCGTAAATAACAATTATAATAAAATAATTTAATACTGTATATGAGTATTAAATTAAAAAAGTTTGATATGAGTACAATTGCAGACCATCAAGTAATTGTAATGATAGGTAAAAGAGGTACCGGTAAATCATATTTACTTAAGGATTTTTTATTTCATAAAAATGATATACCGGTTGGAACAGTTGTATCTCCTACTGAAAAAATGAATAAATATTTTTCTCATTTTATTCCTCCGATTTTCATACATGACGAATATTCAGTTGATTTAGTTAGAAATGTTTTAAAACGACAGGGAGATATTATTAAAAAAATAAACAATGGTGAATATGGAGACGATGTTGATCCACGAGCATTTCTTATTTTTGATGATTGTTTATATGATGATAAATGGACAAAAGATAAGAATATGAGAGCAATTTTTATGAATGGTCGTCATTTTAAATTAACCTTTTTATTAACAATGCAATTTCCATTAGGTATTAAACCTCATTTACGAACAAATATAGATTATACTTTTATTTTGAGAGAAAATATTGTATCGAATAGAAGAAGAATCTATGAACACTATGCTGGAATGTTTCCATCATTTGATATTTTTTGTAGAATTATGGATCAATGTACTGAGAATTTTGAATGTTTAGTTATTCATAATAATTCAAAAAGTAATAAAATTGAAGATCAGGTTTTTTGGTATAAAGCCGAATCACATGAAGATTTTAAATTGGGGTCAGATGAATTCTGGAAGTATAATAATGAAAATTATGATGATACCGGTGAACAAGATGACGAGATTGATTTATCAAAATATGGTAGGAAACTATCATTCGATGTTAAAAAAATATTATAAATATATATATGCCAACATTACTCGAGGGTAAAATAACAAAAAAATATAAAAATTATAAATACGGAATTGGTATTGAACACGAAATGTACATTATTCATTTTCCATTAAAACCTTCCTCGCAAAAAATAACATATATGATTTTAGCTCCAACAGAAGGTTATCAAAATCTAATACTAAATAATCAGGAAAAATTATCTGAAAAAGATTTAAAATTAATTAAAAGTATTCCATATGAACCAACTGGTAGAATCTGTAATGGTAAAACAGCTCTAAAATCATTACCTGGATCTTGGTCTGACAAAGAAAGAATGCCTGAGTTTATTACAGATGAACCAATATCAACTATTGGGAAAAAAGAAAAGAAAATGTATCAATATTCAAAACAGTTAGAAGGATTTCAAGAATCATATACTAGTATTTTAAATAAATATTTAGATATTAATCTTCGCCAGAAAGCAGACACATACGGAACTTTACTTGAGCCTCCGTTTGGAATGTCTAGTTATATAAAAACAAGTGAGAATTATAGAAGTAAAAATTATAAATTACGACCAAAATTATATAAGGATTATTGTGGAAGTTATCACATAACATTAACCTTACCTTATAAAAAAAATATGAAATTGTCTAAATTTATTGATATTCATAAAAACTTTGCAAATATGATTCAATGGATTGAACCATTAATGATAACTGCCTTTTTTTCAGCAGATGATAAATCTATGGGTACATCAAAGAAAAAAGTTCGAGGGTCGTACAGAGTTGTTCGAACTGGATGGGGAAATTTAGCCGGGAGTGATGTTAGAAAATTAGATAAAGGTATTGGACGATATTCAAACATTCCATCATATTGGCGAAAAGGACTTACATTTGATGAGCAAAAAATGATAAATTATTGTAAAGATTTATCACCAGTTCTAAAAAAAAGAGAACCTGGTGCGAAAGCTGGGTTTAGTAGTAATTTTAGAACATTTGGTAGTACTGATCCAGACAGACCAGAACATCGTGAATCTGGTATTGGAATGACAATTGGTAATGGTATTGAATTAAGAATATTTGATCATTTCCCAATTAAATATTTAAATTCATTACTTCAGTTAATTTCATTAATTGCTGAAAATAGTAGAGTTCATAAATGTACAGACTATGTGTATAAAAATAAAGGTTGGATACATGCAGTTAAAGAAATAATGAAATATGGATGGTGTGCAAAATTAACAAATGGTTTTAAAAATAAATTAAGAAAAATGTTAGATATACCATTAGCAACGTCTTCATTAATTGCATATGATATTATGAAAACATTATATAAAGAATTGTATGATAAAAATAGTAAGGGTGATTATTATATTATATTGGTAGGCGATAATAAGAAATATATAGAATTGCCAGAAATTAATAGAAAAAGTTTTGAGTTTGGATTATCAATGAAACTTAATAATAACAAATCACTATTTAAAAATACAACTCGTTTTATAAAGAAAATAGAAAATACACGTGAAATTGAAAAAATTGAAAAAGAATTTTACAAAATATTTTCTAAAAAGAATTGGGACAACTGTTTCTATCAGTTTATGTTCTATTTAGAAGCATTAGGTGTTTTAAAACTTGAAACAAGTATTTCATCAAGTATCATTGCAATTTATAAATTTAAAAATACCATAAGTTTTCATGATATTAATAGTTTTATTGCGCATCAATTTATAGATAGAGATATGGAAGAAGCTACATTACCTCATTTATAAATTTCTTATCCCTGGTGTTTTATCCTTAAACATTTTACCAAAAATCATTGATACTGGAACTTCATCCTCCATCTCTTGTTTGAATGTTTTCGGATAATACCGATATTCTATAATTGGAGGAGGGCATTTCTGATTTGTTTTAATGTACCCAATCACCATAAAAATAATTCCTATAAATAAAAATAATAATATAATAGATTTCATTATATATTATTATTTAATATTTAATTTTCACTAACAGTTGTATCATCCTTTACAGAAGCCTCTTCTGTAACAGTTGTATCATCCTTTACAGAAGCCTCTTCTGTAACAGTTGTATCAGTTGTATCATCCTTTACAGAAGCCTCTTCTGTAACAGTTGTATCATCCTTTACAGTACTCGATTCTTTACGAGCCATCCATGGATCTGAAAAATTACCACCCATAATAGAGTTTAGTGATTTATCTTCTACAATACCATCTTTAATATTTGCAATATCACGAATCTTATCGATATCTTTCTGATCATCTTCTGAAACAACAGGACGACTACTATTTTCTCTTGCCATTTTAATTCTTTCTTCTTTTTGTTTTTCAAATACCTCATCGTGCTGTTCTTTATTTTCTTTATACTTTTTCATTAATGTGTTAAGTTCTGTATTAGTGTATTCTTGGTCTTGAACTTCAAGGGATGATGGATCCCATGGAAGCCAATAACCAACTTGACCAACAAATACATCAAAACTTTTATCTTTTTTCTGTAGAGATTTTGCACGATATTTTGCTTCTCTTAGAGTATCATAGGTTCCTCTAATTTTTACTGTGCGCATACTCGTTTTAAAATCAACAGTTTCATCAAATGATTTATTCATATCATCTTTATTATTCATTAGGAATCCTTCATAAAGCTCATCTACAATTTTGTAAGTAAAATTCTCATATCTAGATAAAACTTCCTGATTCTTTAATAATGAATTTAAAAATGATACCATGTAAAATTTATTTTTATCCTTAATCATTTTTTCAGGAGATACAAATGATAGACAAACATAGTTTTGTCCAGGAATGGGTGTATCTACAGATAGGAAATCTTCTTCATGTTCTTCAGACATTATTATAAATTATATTATACATAGTATGTTTTAAGTATATTTTTTTTCTATTCTTATAATATAAATGCTAAACTTAGATTTAATGGAAATTGTAAGAAGAGCCCTCAAATACATTGTAGAAGGTGTTGCAGTTGCTATTGCCGCATGCTGCCTTCCTAAAAAAGGATCACTTAAAATGGAAGAAGTATTAATGCTTGCCCTAACTGCTGCCGCAACTTTCGCAATCTTAGACATGTATGTTCCATCTATTGGAAACAGTGCCCGTTCCGGAGCTGGTTTCGGAATTGGCGCCAACCTTGTTGGTTTCCCACGCTAAATAAATCACTTTAAATAAATAATAATAATCTCAATAATTATTATTATGAGTAAAAATAATTCAACAAGAAACTGGAATAAAGTAAAACATAATCCATTATGTACATTAGAATGTGACAATGAATTAACAAAAGGAGAGTCATTAAATACTAATTCATTTAGTGGAAATTGTAGATATATTTGTACAAGAGTTCCAAAATTAATTTATAATTTAAATAAAACTAATTTTAATAAACAGCACTGGTATTCATATTTAATATTAATAGTTTCATTAATTATTATTGCTAGTGGATTAATATTAAAGTTTATAGGTAATTTTAAAAATAATACTTATTTGAAAAATATACCTAATTTTGGTATGATTCCTTTTGGATTATTATTATTATTTTCAATCTATCTTTATCCATTAGTTGATGGTAGTGGAACTAGAAATAAATCAATTATTATATTAACATCGATATTTATTACAGGAATTATTCTTTTTTATTTATTAAATACATTAAATAAGGAACAAATAAATATAAATATCCCATGGGAAATAATGATTAGAAGTTATAAATTACAATTAGCATTAGCTATTATTACATTAGGTGGTTTCTGGGTATTCGCACGAAATATCACAATTCCAGCTTTAATGATTTTTATTATTGTCGGATTGAATATCTTAACTTTATTAACTAGTGGAACAACATTTATTACAAGTATTATTGATTTTATAAAAAAATACAAAGATTTAAAGATAAATACAGATAAAATCGAAGATAAAACTGAACTTATTTTAAATATTATTATGGGTGTCATAACATTTTTAATAGGAATTGGACTTATTAGTTATATTTGGACAAACACAGACAATACATCTTCTAACATATTACGAACGATTACCTTAATATTACTAATTGGTTCCTATATATTAAGTTTTATTGAACCTACAAATTATGAATCAATTAATAAATTTATTATATCTATTGTAGCGGGTAATTATGTATTAGAAAGTTTAATCAATAAATCAACACCCTTTTTAGATAATAATATTTATAAGGATTTTGTTGATAATTTAAAAAAAATAGTTAGTGGTGATACAACCCCAACCACACACTCAATTGAAATGACCCCTATGTCACAAGTTGGTGGTGGCGGATTCATATCTGAAATATATACAGTTGTAAAATACACAATATTATCAGCATTTATGAATGATGCTACTATTAATACATTATCTCCAATATTTACTAGAACTTTATTTTTAGTATTTACAAATGGTGATGAAATGTATGAAATAATTAAGAATATAATTGAAGTCATATTAGGTAAATAGAAAAAACAGAATTTAATATAGAATTATTAATGTTATATTATTTTTAACAAAATAATATAACCATATTGATATATAGAAGGATAATGTCCAATGATAAAGAAGTATGTGAACCTCCACCATTAACTTCCGATCAGCGTAATCCATTTAAAACATCTGAAAGTAAAAAAACAGATAACTGTCCAATGACCAATTTTCAATCTCTTATAGACAATAAAGATACATTGTGGCATCACTTTAGTAAAGGACCAAAACATATTGAAGATTGTTGCCCAGATGGTGTATCCTCATCTAATTTATCAAAATGTTTAGAAGATAAATGTGGATTTGTTTCTGATCAATCATTATGTCGTAGTGTTGTAGAGGGGGTTGATTTTAATTCAACCCAAACAATTGATGAACAAATTAAAGAAAAATTAACAGGTATTTCATCACAAAATAAAGATGAAATATATAGAGCTGTTATCGAACAATTAATGTGTAATAATGCAATATATAGTTTAGATAAAATAAATACCTCTTCTAAAAAATGTGATAAAGCAACTAATAAATTGGTAACACCAGAGGATAAAAGTCTTCAAAAATGTATTGATGAATATGAAAAAACTCCTGATGCAGAGAAATTAAAAACATGTGTCGATGGATTAACTGATAAAACTTCTACAACAGATGATAAACCATCAACAAATTATTATCAAAAAGATATCAATTGGACAAATGGTATCAATACCGCTATTGCTTTATTAGTTATTTTAATAATTGTTTTTATGTCATTGTTTAATAATAAGAAGATAAAAGGAACAACACTTATAATAATTTCAATAATTATTGGGATTATCATATTAGGAGGTGCCACATCTATTAATTTTTGGTCTTCTTCGTTTTTAGAAAATTTTAATATTATAGAACATAATGACAATAAAGGTGTATCTGATGGTATAAATGCCAGACAATTCTGGATATTTTTCGCAGCAGCAATATTATTTCTTTGTATATGGACAATTGTTACATGGGTTGGGGGTGGAAAAACAATAAATAATATATACATTTTTATTTGTAGTGTAATTATGATTGTTTTATTACCAAAAACTCTTTTAAGTTTTTCAATATTAAATTTAGTACTTTACTATGTAACAAGAACCAGCCAACTTTTAAAAAATATTTCAACCTTTATAATTAAAAGTGGTGTTTTTATTTTACTTTATTCAATTGGTAAACTTATTTTAAATATGTTTATGAAACAAAATCTAAATAAACAACAACATAGTTTCTTAGTTACTGAAAATATACTATATATTATAATAATTGGTTATTTATTATCTTTTATATTTTCAGGAAAATCTATATTAAGCCTCATAAAGAGACTGTTATCCTCAACACCATCGACAAGCTCATCGACAAAATCATTAATTTTTAGTATATTCTTAGGGGGACTACTCTCACTGGTTATTGGAGCCCTATCATCCTTAGGAGGTTTTACAAGTATATTTAATTCATTAACAAATGGCAATTTCTTTAAAAATAAATGTATGATTGATAGTAAACATTGTGATATTAATTGTGATAATAAGAAAAAATTAAAATTATTTGGATTTGGATTTATACCAATGCTTATTATTTTAAGTATACTAGCAGTTTTATTGTTCCGAAACTGTTATTCAAATACAGGACTTTTAATTGGATTAATTGCAGTAACAGTACTTTTAACAGTGGCAATGACATCACTTATGATATTTTGGCCAAGTAATGAAGATAATAAAGATAAGAATAAATCTTCTAGTTATTCAACCATAGAAATATTAGCTATTGTTATTGTTATAGTTTTATCGCTTGGTATTAATATACTTTCATCAATATTTAATTTAAGTCCATCTTCAAGTGAATCAAAAAATTTATTTTCAATAACCAATAATACTAAATCAAACACTCTTAGTAATTTTATCACCAATTATATATTCTTTCTTTTACCCCATTTAGATTATATAAATACTAAGGATACTAATACTGGAACTACATCAGAAACTGAACCAATAAGTATTGGACGAAAAATCAGTGCAATATTAAAAAGTTTAAATCCTGCAAGTCGAAGATCAAAGAATAAAAATCGTATGAGTGGAATATCAAATCTATTTAGTTCTCATTTATCAAACAAAATCAGTGAGAGTAGTTCCGAAATAATGTCTGCAAAATCTTAGATACTTCTAACAAATTCCCATTTTAGAATATTACAGATTTGTTTCCAGATTTTATCTTGTTCATGTAATTTCTCACGACTTTTTAATAGAGGAAAACTGAATTTTAATTCATCAATATCTAATAGTTCAACAAACTTATGTAAAACATAGTAATAGGATAAAAAATTTTTTCTATTACTAGGACAAACTTGTCTAAATGGAATTTGTATCTCTTTGAACATTAATCTTAATTTCTCTTCTATTTCAGGACTTAATACAGGAGGAGGTAATCCACATAATCGATTTATGATATGAGGAATATGCTCATAATATTTATTTAATTTTAATTTCTTTAGGTATTCTTTAATTTTTTTATCATTTAATAAGGCCATATTTTGAATTCTTTCTTTTTTAATTTCAATTATTAATTTATCATACACTTCTTGTGGTATTTCAGTAGACTCTTTTCCCTGAAATTGTGCAAGTATTTCATTAAAATGGTTAATTCTTTTATATGCAAAATATGATATTTCTGGTGGTGGATTTTTAAAACTAGGTTTATTAGATTCTAGATAAATAGTAGATACATGTCCGCATGTATTACAAACAACATAACCTTCATCTTTTATAATTATACGTTCCTCATTACATTTCTCACAAATAAGAATTGATTTTTCTAAATTATTTTTTTTTATATAATTTTTATCTGTAACAGTTAAATATTTATTTAGTAATTTAGCTTTTTGAAATGATTCACCATAATTCATTAATTCACTTAATTTATTATTTTTATTAGACGGCGATTGTTTATCAGCATCTTCATCATCTCCATCATCTTCATTAAAATAATTAATTATACTATTTTTTTTTATATCAGTCATCTTTATTTCATCTTTTACTTTAAAATTATTAATATTTTCATAATATTGATATAATATTGGAGCTGTATTAGTATAATATTCATTCATTTCAGTATTGTTGTCAATAGATTTAATCTTTTTTCTGTAATCTTTTAATTTATGTCTTAGACACAATTTCCTTTTTAATTGTACATCTGTTAAAAGTTTAGGTTTTATATTATTTAATTTTTCATATTCAATTTTGATTTTTTTATATTCTTGTTTTAATAAGATATTTTTATTTTTAATTTCTTTGAAATAGTTGATTTTCTTTTCATGTTCTGCATCTAACGTAATTCTATTAGTATTTTTATAGATTTTATCACTTTTTAATTTAAAAGTTGACATTATACTATATTATATTTGAACTTCTTTATATTCGTTAAAGAATTATTTGTTTATTCTAATAATAGAATTATAACAATGAGTAATATTAAACTGCCGAATGAAAAAATAACAAAACTTATATTTACCGCATTAGAAGACGGTTGGGAGGTTAAACAAATTAAAAATAAAGATAATAAAAATCATATTACAATTAATAATAAAATGTATGAATTCACAAAACAAAATAATAAAATTAATAATAATGAAAAATTTTTAAAATATTTTGAAAAAATAGTTGACAAGTGTAAGCAACCTAAATAAATAAATAAAATAAAATTATTTTATGCGTTTTAGGTAAATTTTTTTTCTAAACCTATAGTATAAATACAAATGGGAGGAGGATTAATGCAATTAGTAGCTTATGGCGCACAGGATGTTTACCTCACAGGTAACCCCCAGATTACATTTTGGAAAGTCGTCTACAGACGCCACACAAACTTCGCAATGGAGTCCATTGAACAGACTTTCAACGGTCAGGTCGATTTCGGTCGCAAAGTAACATGCACAATTAGCAGAAACGGTGATTTAATCCACCGTGTATACCTTCAGGTAACTCTTCCAGAAGTTAATGTACCAACTCGCAGCGCCAACAGTGGTGTCGTAACATCTGTATCAAACTCAAGTGGTAATAGTGACAGTGATCAGTGCTACTTCAGATGGGTTAACTACATCGGACACGCTCTTATCCGTAGTGTAGAAGTAGAGATTGGTGGCCAGAGAATTGACAAACACTACGGTGATTGGCTCAATATCTGGAATGAACTCACCCAGGAACCCGGTCACCAGGTTGGTTACGATAACATGGTTGGTAACAACCTTCTTCTTACCGGTGCCGGTCTCAAAAAAGTTGAGGCAACAACCCTCTATGTACCACTTCAGTTCTGGTTCTGCCGTAACCCCGGTCTCGCACTCCCACTTATTGCCCTTCAGTACCATGAAGTCCGCATCAACATGGAGTTCCGTAACAAAGAAGAATGCTACCTTGTTAACTCACAGGGAGATGGCACTGGTATGTGCTGTGTCCAGAACTGTGCAGCTGGCAACAGTGGTGCGGAATGCATCTGTGTTCCACCACTTCAGTACGCATCCCTCTTCGTAGATTACATCTACCTTGACACTGACGAGCGTCGCAGATTCGCACAGGTTTCACACGAATACCTCATCGAACAGCTTCAGTTCACTGGTGATGAATCAGTAACCTCAACAAACGTCAAAGTTAAGCTTAATTTCAACCACCCATGCAAAGAGCTTGTCTGGGTAGTCCAGAGAGATGACGTTTCACAGGAATGGAAGCAGTGGAGCAACTACACCGACGATGTTGACCGTGACGGTAATATCGAATCCGGCTTCGCCGCAGAGAGTTTCCCACTTCTTCTTGGTGCAGGAAGTAATCTTGGCCAGGCAGCAGCACTTTTCGGTGGTGCCTCAAATATTAACGTCGGAGCAATGTCCGCAGAATTAGGTTTAACTGAAGCTCAGCTTCAAGCCGCACTTGGCGGTAACTGGGCAGCCAATGGCCCAGGTTCAGTCGCTACCTCTGGTTCAGCCATTAACATGGGAACCACTGATGCTGGTCAGGGTGTTGACCACGCAGGTATTGGCCCAGTCCGTGCTGGCCGTAACCCAGTTATCCGTGCCAAACTCCAGCTTAACGGTCACGATCGCTTCCAGGAACGCCTCGGTTCATACTTCAACCTTGTACAGCCATACCAGCATCACACCAATGTCCCAGCCACAGGTATTAACGTATACTCGTTCGCCCTCAAGCCCGAGGAACACCAGCCTTCCGGAACATGCAATATGTCTCGTATCGACTCCGCTGTTCTCCAGCTTCAGCTCACACCTAAGGCAGCCGGTCAGGCAGGAGGTTCAGGTACAGGCCACAATGTCGGCTCCAAGATCCGTGTATACGCTACCAACTACAATGTACTTCGTATCATGAGTGGTATGGGCGGTCTCGCATACTCCAACTAAACGACTTAGATTTAAAATTGAAAATAAATATTAATAATATTTTACATAAATATTATTAAACAATGGTAGATCCAAGTAGCTTACTTGTGTTATCCACATTATTAAAAGGAAATAGCTCACCTGTTCAGAAAGTAATTGAAAGTATATTTTTATTCAAATCAATTATTGATTTCAATGTAAATAATCTATTTACTAGATTAATTAAATGGGTTAAATCATACTGGTATAAGTATCGAAAAATTATTACATATAGTTATACTATTGGAATTGGCTTAAAAGGAAAGGAAGAAACCAATGCAAATACCGCACTACAAGCTATTTATGATTTTATTATTAAAAACTGTAATGTAAAAGATATTATTCAATGTGATAAACGTAGAAGTGGATATTTCTTTGATAGTATAAATGATAATACGAATATTATTATTCCTATTATGAAAAATACTCTTAAATTAAAGGATGATATTTATTGTTATTCAACCGAAACTGACTTAGACTTGGCTGAATCAACTAATTATATTGAATTAAAACATGTTAAATTACATATTTATTCAGATACATTATCTCAGCAAAATATTTCATCCTTTCTCAAAAATATTATTGATATTTATGAAGATAAGAAAAACAAAGAAGCCTTTGGTACATCTCTTAAGATTCTTTCTTGGAATAATTTGTCCACATCAGAAGAGTCTGATGAAGATGATTGTGATTACCAGATTTTTGACAATGAATCAGCTATCACCTTTAATAACCTAATTTTACCATATCAAACAGATCTGACAATTAAACAACGGTTACAATATTTTAATGAAAATAAAGCAGTTTATGTATCGAAAGGTAAACCATACACGTTTGGACTGTGTTTATTTGGACCACCTGGAACAGGTAAAACTAGTTTCATTAAAGCACTTGCTAATGAAACTAAACGACATATCTGTATGATTTCATTCGATGAATCAATGACATTACCAGATTTACAAAAAATATTTTATTCAAATATTAAAAATGGTAAGAAAATTAGTCCTAAGGACTTAATCTTTGTTATTCCAGAAGCCGATGGACACGATATCTTTTTAAAAAGAGAATATCAGTCATCCACAGAAGAATCTACAATCGTAACAGAACTATCATCTAAACGAGATGATTTTAGTAAAAAAAAGAAAAAAGGTGTGACACTTCAAGATTGGTTAAATATCTTTAATGGACTAGTTGAAGTAACTGGTGCTATTTTTGTTATGACTACAAATCATGTTGATAAATTAGACCCCGCTCTAATTCGACCAGGTAGAATGGATTTAGTTATTGAATTAACTAAATGTAAAACAAAAGAAGTTGAACGAATGATTACATATCTATTTGATTTAGATAATCCAGTTTCATTAGATGTAAATATCGATGACAAATATTCACCAGCAGAAGTTAATGAACTTTGTTGTCAATATTCATCTAATTTAGAAGGATTATTATCATTTCTCAACTCAACTTAATTATAAACTGCTGATATAATTGGTTTTACTACCATTTCAACATCCTCTTTTTTACTATCATATGCTTCTTTTTCTCTCTTCTCTTCTTCAATCCATTCTAAAGTTTCTGTTATAATTGTTTGTAATATTTTCTTTTCATCATTACCAAGTTTAGCATCTATATTTGGTAAACTATTATTTAAATTATATACATAATTTTCTAAATCTGTTTTAGATTTAACTGTTTGTCTATTTTTCTCATCATCTTCTTTAAATTTATTTGCTTCCTCTAACATATTTTCAATCTCTTGTGGTGTTAATCTACTATTGTTATTCTGAATAGTTACATTATTTTTAACATTTGTTATTTTATCCAATGCTGAAACATTTAATATTCCATTTACATCAACATCAAATGTTACTTCAATCTGTGGTGTGCCTCTTGGTGCCGGTGGTATTCCACCTAATTTAAATTCACCCAACTGATGACAATCCTTTGTCATACTCCGCTCTCCTTCATATACTTGAATTGTTACTGCTGGTTGATTATCAACATACGTTGAGAATACCTGTTTCTTATTACATGGAATTGTACTATTTCTAGGAATTAATACTGTCATTACTCCACCAGCAGTTTCTAATCCTAAACTAAGAGGTGATACATCAAGTAATAATATCTGATCTAATTTTTCATCTGATTCACCTGACAACATTGCCGCTTGTACTGCTGCACCATACGCGACACATTCATCTGGATTAATTGATTTACATAAACTTTTTCCATCAAATTTATTTGATAACATCTGTTGTAATTTAGGGATTCGTGTTGAACCACCAACTAAAACAATATCATGTATTTGTGATTTATTCATTCCAGAATCAATTAATACTTGATTAACTGGTCGTAAACAGTTTTCAAAATGCTCACTGCAAAGATTTTCAAACTTTGCTCGTGTAATATTATTATTATAATCCTCGCCATCAAACAATGAATCAATATCAATAGTTGCAGATGTAGCAGTTGATAAGGTTCGTTTTGCTGTTTCACACGCTTTTCTTAATTTTCCAATTGCTTTTTTACTTTTAGACATATCTAATTTGGTTTTCTTTTTAAAATCTTTCATAAAATATTTGACTAATATATTATCAAAATCTTCACCACCTAAATGTGTATCACCAGCAGTTGCTTTTACTTCAAATAATCCATTATCAATTGTTAATAATGTAACATCTAATGTTCCACCACCACAATCAAATACTAGAATATTCTTTTCTTCATCTGATTCATCATTTAATCCATAAGCAATTGCTGCGGCTGTTGGTTCATTAATAATTCGTAGAACATTTAATCCGGCAATTGAACCTGCATTTTTTGTTGCTTGTCTTTGATTATCATTAAAATATGCAGGAACTGTTATGACTGCATTTTTAACTTCTGTTCCCAAATAACTTTCAGCAATCTCTTTCATATTAGATAAAATCATAGATGAAATCTCTTCTGGTCTAAAAAGTTTATCTTCATCATTATATTTAACCTTTATTTTTGGTTGATTATTATCATTTACTACTTTAAATGTCAACTGTTTAATGTCTTCGACTAGTTTTGCATCAGTAAATGATCGTCCAATTAATCGTTTAGCATCATAAACTGTATTTTTATAATTTCGTACTGCACCACTTTTAGCACTATCACCAATTAATCTTTCATTATTAGAAAAAGATACATATGATGGAGTAGTACGATTACCATTTTCATTTGGTACTATTTCAACTGAACCATTTTTATAAATACCAACTGCCGAATATGTTGTCCCTAAATCAATTCCAATTGTAGCCATAGAATTATATATAATTGTATGGTTATGTAACTTTAAATAAATTTAATATATAATGAAAAATATTAAATTAATTCATATTGGTAAATGTGGAGGTACATTTATAGGAAAAAAATTTAAATTAAATGAATATCATCATTCTAGAAATTATCAATTAAATGATAAATATATTATTTGGATTAGAAATCCAATAAAAAGATTTGTTTCAGCTTTTTATTTTTCTTATAATATAATTCATACAGATACTACTAAATTAAATATTAATAATTTAAATCTAAATAATTGTTTGGCACCACAAAGAATAAAAATGAAACAGAATTATGCATTTACATCAAGATATGATTTTTAAATTAATTTTTTAAAAACACCAAATAATTTAGCAGAATCATTAACAAGTACTAATAATAAAATTAAAAAATTAGCACATGAATTGATGAACTATAATTTAGAACATATTTATAAAGGTATTGGATGGTATTTATATAATGGAAAATTTATAGAAAATAATCATAATAAAATAATATTTGTTGGTACACTAGAAAATATGAATAATGATTTAAAAAAAATAAATAAATTACTAAATATGAATATAAATAATAATCCTATTCGTCAAAATAAAAATAAAAATAATAAGTATTTATCAAAATTAGCGATTGATAATATAAAAAAATTTTATGAAAATACTGATTATAAAGCTTTAAAATCTCTTTTAAAATATAATTTTATAACACAAAAAACTTATGATGAATATCAAAATTATACAACTTAATCTTTTAAATATGTATCTATCAGTAATCTAAAAATAGTACCATCTTTTAATAATTGTTCTGGTGTTCCTGAATTTCTATGTCTTAATTTAAGTATTTTAAATTCTTTATTTTTAATCATTAATTCTATGTTTTGTGGATGAAACCAATCAGGATCATTAATTTTTTGTTCTACTGGACATCTTAATAATTTAGCATCTATTCTATTTTGAAACGCACTTATTTTTTTGATATTATCATACCATAATTTAAATTTTGCATCAGTATTAATTAATTTTGTCATTGTTGTATGATGTAATAAATATATATGACGTATAGGATTTTTTTTAGCAACTTCTAAAAATTTTTCTGTAAATGTATTTATAATATATGTATTTGGCATACTTATATAAAACCAAGATCCAAGTGTTCTACAATCTGGTTTCTTATTAAAATTTTTAATATCAAATGTCCAAAAATCATTAAAATTAATTTCTTTCATAAAATCTAAAATATTAACACAACAAAATGTAGCAGCATCAGCATAAACACCTCCATATTTTTGTAATAATAATAATCGTACTAAATCAGCCCTAAATGCACCACCCTGACACTTAAATATCCAATTATATTTATTATCTATATATTTATTAAAATTTTTATGACTAACAAGATTTATTTTAAAACTTGGATTCATTTTTTTAAAACTTTTAATTGTATATGAACAAATATATGGAGAATTATCCCATCCTTGTTCCCACCATAACCAAATTATTTTAGGTATCATTATATATTATACTAAGAGAATTTCTAAAAATATTATTAATTGGTTCAAAATTACTATTATCATTCTCAATACCTTTTAAATGATGGTCATTATCATTAGTATAAAAATCTGAAATAATTTTATCAGGACCTAATAATTCATCAAATACTTCTTGATATTTTATTTTATTAATTATACATAATTTTTTTAATTTATTATTAAATAATTTTGAAAACCGTGTTCTTTCCTGAATCGTTTCAATATTATTATATAATTTTTCATAACCATTGTAAGAAATAATTCTTTTTGTATATATATAAAAAGATTTTTTACTTTTTAATGCAGGTGGATTTATACCATAAATTATTATTTTATTAATATCAATATATTTTAAAATTATATTTATAAATTGTTGATATTTTAAAATAATATCATCTATATAAATATTTTTATCAATTACTTTATCACTAGTAATTAATTTATAATAATATCTTAAATCAATATCTACTTGACCAAATTTTAAAATTAAAATATTTGGATTATTTTTTTCTAAATACTCAATTATTTTATTTCTTATTTGAAGAGTAGATATTCTTTTTGGAAGTCCTGAAATAGTTCCACCAGATATAGATGTACAATCAATTTTATAATTATTTATTTTTATTTTTTTGAATACCCTTGAATGTGAATCTCCAAATATCTTAATCATATATTATTTATTTTTATTTTTATTTGAATGTGGTAAATTTTTAAAATCTTTTATATCAATATATTTTTTTAATTTAGATATATTATCATTTTCTATATCAAATGATATAAATTTAGCATCTTTTTCTTCTTCAAAAAAAAATTCAACCTCATTAAAATGTTTATTTATATAATTAATTAATCCATTGTCTGTTTTATCTTGTATTAATTCTGGATTATATGTAAATAATCTTTCATTCATTTTCCCCCATCTTTTCATAGAACCCAGTATTTTTTCAGGAGATCTTTTATTTAAAATAAATATAGAATCTTTATTTTCATAATATAGTTGTTTATAATCTACTAATTGTGGCCAATAACAATGTGTATTAGATATACATACATCCATTTGTGTAATACAATTAAGTGATTTTAACCCTGATAGTAATGGTTTATTATTATTTTTATTATATTTAATAATAGTTCCAATATAGTTTCCTTTATATTTCCAATGTGTTGATTTATAACCAAGTTTTGTAAATAAAGTTTGAAATGAACTAGTTCCAGATTTAGGAAATCCAATTAATATTATCATTTATAATATTATATAATATATATAATATAATGAAACTTAATTTAAACAAGCTTTCCAAAAATTGCAAAATCTTATGTGTTGTTTTTATTGGTGTAATTTTAATTTCACTCTTTGCTCCTAGAAATTTTATGGGTATTAAATTGTCAGGACATATTGGTGATCTTAGTGGATCAGTTGGTTTTGAAACTTTTGCTGGAAAATTACCAGAAGGCAAAGCTTTAATTAAAAAGGCTGAAAGTGCTCCTACATTATGTATGTGGTATGCTCCATGGTGTGGATGGTCAAAGAAAGCATTCAAACCTTTTGCAGAAGCAGCTAAAAGTAATCCAGCTTGTTCTTTATTAGCAGTTAACTGTGATGAACACAAGGATCTTGCTAAACAACACGGTGTTACTGGATACCCTGATATCAGATTATATCCAACAGGATTAAGTGGCGACCACATCGCTCACACTGGTGAGAGAACTGCTAAGGGACTTCTTGATTTTATTAAAAATAACCTTTAATTTCATTAATCTAAATTTATTAAGGAAAAACTTTTCAGTTTCTTCAAATCCCTGATTCAACATATTGTGTTTTTCTAACATATTATAATCAAAATTTATCGAATTTACATCTATAATCGATAAATCAATTGTTCTATCTTTATATTTATTATATAAATTAAAACTATCTCCTTGACCCCCCATTAATACACCAATATATTTCATAAAATCATTTATATTTTCTGTTCTAGACATTCCTAATATAATACCAAGTGTTTGATTAATATCATCCGATATTTCAATAGGATAATTTAAATATGTACCACCATCCACATAAAAAAAACCATTATATTTAATTGGTTGAAATAATAAAGGCAGTGCAATAGAAATTAATAATGCTGTATAAATTGACATATTCGGAGTTTTATCTTTTGAAAATATTTCTGTTTTTTGTGTATTAATATTTGAACCAGTTATTACTAATTTCTTTTTTGTTATTTTATAATGCTCCTTAAAAGTACAATCATACGGTATATTTTTTTGTTTTCCAACTGACATTAATATTTTTTTAACATTTTCAGTTGAACATATCCCATACACATTTATTATATTTAATAAATCTGGTACTAAATAATCAGTAATATCTATATTTATAAATATTTGTTTAGCTTCTTCAACAGTGTAACCAATCGATAATAAAAAACATAATAATGAACCAACTGACGTACCAATATATGATTTAAACTTATTCAAATTATAATAATTATTTATAGATATTAATGAACCAAGTGCAATATAACCCTTCATTCCACCTCCACTTATTACTAAATGTTGATATGACATAATATTATAAGTATGTTTTATATTTTAAATGAATTTATAATGATCTTCATAGAAGACGTAGTGTTTTCTATGATATAGAACATACACCACTGTCTTTTTTCAGAGTAATACGTTCAGTATCAGGAGAAAAAGGGGTGTAGTGAACACCACATGGTGCTAGAAGTGATCCAGTAACAATGCCCGTACCGGAAGGCAATTTATAGCTTTCTTCGTATCTGGGGATTTCTACTGAAGGACACGAGTATGCAGATCGTTGTGCTTCAGCTGCTGCTGAAAATGCAGCTTCAATTGCATCTGTTAACGCCTTGGAACGGGCTTGTTCCATTAAAGTACATAACTTCAAGACCTTGTCTCGGGTCAACTGTTCATCAGTTGAATCCAGTCGACGCTGATACCGTTGAGATTGAATATTTGACAGTCGACGCAAATCGAGGGAGTCAAACTCAATAGCTAACGGCGGTACATCTGCATCATAGCGTATTGCCCGTTCCTTGGATGAAACAAGGTGTAATCTAAACTGTATTGCACGTGGATCGGCACATGGATCGACTAAACCAGTTCGACGTCGAAATCGAAGTTCCAAATCTTGGTTCATTGTGGTGAAGTGTGGTTATAAAAGTAAGTATAACTTGTAGTCCATTAACCGTATCCTTTTTATTTAGGAACATCTACACTAAAATGTTCATCAAAGGTCAATGGTCCTAGTCGATGACGTATTTTATACTTAATATACGCAATTCCATTTCGGAACTTTACATGACACGCACCTAAGTGTATCCATTGTCTTTTTTTAAGTGATAGATTTGATGAATATTTATTAAATCTGATAATTCGACGATTATCACTAAAATAGCTATGCTTATGCCACATTGATTGTAGTTTTATTATTGCATTTATTTTTGTTTTATCTAAATATACTTTAATAAGATCAGTAATGTTAGAACGTTCTTTTAGACATCTCCACCCCATGCCTATTCTCCTATTAGTAGACAATATTAGAGTATATAATTGAATATTACCATTATCAAAAGAATACATTAGATGTATCAATACTTATAATTTAAATTAGTATGTATTTCGTTTTTAAATTCTAATAAATAACTATATGGACGACTACTACTCTATTAATGTTAATCAAATACAACAACAACGACATAACAGAGACAGGGTTAAGTTTAGCACGTATAAGAAAATACTAGAACGCTGTTATCTTAAAATTAAAAGCTGTTCAGGAACAGAGGCGACCTACTGTAGTTTTACTATACCAGAATATATTTTTGGTGAACCACTGTTTAATGCAGCTATTTGTTCTGATTTTATGGTACAACATTTAATAGATAATGGATTTAGTGCTAAATTCATTAATCCTTGTTATATCTTTGTATGTTGGAACTATGGTGATACAAAGAAATATGATGGTTTTAGAAAAACCAATAAAAAATACGAAAAAATTAAACCTAAAATGATAACATATAATAAAAACCCAGTTAAGGTAAATAATATATCAATTGATACAACTCCACAGGAGAAATACAGATTTATAAATGAATATGTACCCGTCAAAGGCTTACTCTACAAAAATAAGTAAACTTAACGTAATCTAATTTTAATACTAGAATCTAGAACAAAAATTATAAAAATACCTAATAAAACTAATAAAATTAGATCATTATTATCTTCTTCAAAATCAATATTTGAAAAAGATTCTATTTTCTCGTCTCTTTTGTCTTTTTTTGATGTTTTCATATTTTCATAAATATCCAACATTGTATCAAAGCCTTCTATATTCTGTTCATAAAAACGATCATTAAATGGTTCCATTTTCTTATGTTGCCTCTCTACTTCTTGTTCTTGTTTTTTTTGTTGATTGTGTATATCTGATGTGAAATTTTCACCCCAGACTTCTTTTAAATCTGCTGGTTCAAAGAATACCATATATTTATAATGTTAGGAAAAAAATTCAAATAATTATACAAAAAATGAAGTTATTTTTAATATAAATAATTTTATTCTATTTATATTATGTCTACTCGACTATTCAAAAAAATATATCATACTAGATTAATGAATGAACAAATTAGTTTCCTAACGATGATACAACGATCCTATAGTAAATATCTACAAACAACATCACGAAGTAATGGCAAAGTTAATATTATACATAAGTGGATTAAAAATCAGTTGTCATCTTTTTATGAAGAGAGTCGATATGTATTATCAGCCGATACATTTATTCCAGCATGTAATGCCCGTGGTAGTAAAAATACTGATATTGTTGTATTTGATAAGATAACTAATAAATATATTCTAGGTGTATGTGTTAAATACGTGTGTAGCAGTTATAGTAAAAATAGAAATAATTATTTAGAAGGTATGATTGGAGAAGCTATCACTATTAAAAAAGCAAATCCAGGAATTAAATTAATATCTTTTAATATATTTCCGTCTGAATGTCCACACTATGATAAAAATGGTAAGATTCGAAGGTTTGAATCAATTAATTATGACAATCATCTAAAAATATACGAATCTTATATTTCAGATAGATTTTATGACGAATTAATTATTTACCAATTAGATATAGATTATGAAAAACATAAAATTATAGGATTAAATAGAAATACACCATATGTTAATTTTTCTAATATTATTTAATTATAATACTTTGACAGGATATAAATCGGTTAAAATAACAGATAGATATTTTGAATTAATTAATTCAGAAAATTGTTCTTTTAATTCTTCCTTTGTAGGTTTCCTAGACTGTGCTTCTTCAAACTGAGTAATATATTCCTTAATTTCTTTTTTATGTTTTGTAATTCTATCTTTGTTTGTTACTATTTTAATATTCCTAGACGATAAATCATTTTCTTTATATTTGAATTCATCTACGCTAACAAGAATATCACATATTTCTGGTTTTGCAACCCTTGCAAATTTCTTTAATTTAAGTTCGTGTTCTTTTACTTTCATAAATTTAATTAATTCACTTTCGTCTTCATCTGTTAATTTCTTACAATTACAGCAAAGTACAGAGGTAACTAATCTAAATACACCATATTTACGATCACCAAAAGACATTTTAAATAATTTTAATGTAGATGTTGGTATATTAGGACTTGTTTCAATTAATCTATCATATTCTTCATTACATCGTTTTAACATTAATTTTGGATCATCTCTATCATCGGGTGCCTTTGCTAATTCAACTTTTATAGCTCTATTAAACTTCGCCCATGCAATACTACTAACCCTATGGGCTTCATTTAATTCTGATATTTTTAGAAATTGAGAAATAGTTGTAACAATTCCTGCAAAAATATTAAAACCACCAATACCCATTGAATAGTATTTTTGATAATCTGTTGGAATATGTTGAGATGCAAAATTAGCAGTTCCTGTTAATGTAGATATTATAATTACGGGAATTGTAAACCACATATTTCTACAAGAAAACTTGGCATGTGCTCTATTATGTAACCAACGATAACATGTTGCCTTATCTGCCCAGTCTACTAATATTTTTTCATCTTGTTCCTTCCATATATTAATTATATTTTCTGTATTTTCTGACATTAGATATAAATTATTTGTTTTTCTTTATATAAATTATATGGATCTTAATTCATTACGAAATAATTTTAAATCTATTTTAACTATTAAAAATAATATTAATATTTGTAATAATAAAATATCTCAAAAAATAAATCAATTAGAAAAAATCTATAATACAATAATTGAAAAAAATAGAAAAGCTGATTTTCTAATTGGATTAGATACTTTTCATTTTCAAAAAATAATATTAAAATATGATCAGAAAGATCTTGATAAATACTACAAATTAGTTGTGAATAGGATTTATTCTAATTATTATAAATTATCAAAAATAATAATTAAATATGTTAAGAAAAATATTATTCACAAGAACTTAGAAAAAACCCTAACTGATTTAAAAACTTTTGAAAAATATGATAATCTAGATATTTTTAAAGATTATGGTTTTGAAAAAATTAGTAATTTATATAAGGATATTCTTCGACTTATTTCAATCATGGCTGAATATTGTGTAGAGAAAGAAATTGAATTAGCCACTTATAAAAAAAGTCAAAACTCTGGTATTAGTATTAATAATTTTGTTATTACTCTTGAAAATGATATTCTAACTGTTAGAAACCAGATTAAACTATATGTGAATTATATTGATTTTTATATTTCATTTCATTCAACTTATTTGAAAAGATACCTAAATAAATTAAAATTAGCTTTAACCTACATTAATAAAGATATTAAGTTAGAAGTGGTTGAAGAGAAAATTGAAGAGAAAGATCCATTCAATATATTAGTTAAAAAAATAGAAGATGGTAATGAAACTAGTGAAGAATCAGAAGTAGAAGAATCAATTACAGTAGAAGAAAATATAACTGCTATTATTGAAAGACCAGATATTATCACTGATATAATTGAATCTATTGTAGAAAAACCTACAGATAGTAATGAACAAAATAATTGGACAGTTGTTAAAAAGAAACGGAAAAAGAAAAAGAAACGGAAAAAGAAAAAATAAAAAAGATTAATATATAATATATATGACATCAATATTAAATGAAATGCCACCAAATTTTATTGGTGATATAGCAGATCAAGTAATAGGTAAATTACTAGAAACCCCAATGCATATTTTAACAGATGGGTCTTTAAATCCTGATAACAATTTTAATATACTGGATGCTATTACAATTGGTAAATTAAGTTTAAGTGAAACTGATAATGAAAGTAAACCTGAAACTGAAACAGGAACTGGAACTGGAAATGGAAATGGAAATGAAAATGAAATTGGAACTGGAACTGGAACTGGAACTGAAAATGGAAACCTTGACCCATTAAAATTAACAAATGATGCTAATAATAATGGAAACAATCACTGTTGGTTAAATGCTCCATTATATGCAGTTGTATCGAATCAACATATTTTAGACCAGTACTATAAATCAATTAATTTAACTAAGAATGGAGTATTATGTTTAAATGGCAGTAATACAAATGATATTACTAGAAATGCTGCGGTTTATGCTAATATATATAAGTTAATGACTCAGGCAAGAAGTAAAAAAACTATATGGAACAGTGAGTTCTATAATAAAATTATCACTCTAATGAGAAAGCTTCAGATGATTGTAGACCAAATACCACAGACTAATCAGTATGGCAGTGCAACCGATTTTATTCAATTATTTTATTCTATATTAACGTGG